AGTCATTAAGCGCATTCGTGCCGCAAATGGCAAATCTGAAGCCAAGCAGTCCCTAATGTCAGCACCGCTTAAATTCACCGAGCAACAAGCTGAAGCCATTTTAGAAATGAGGTTGCGGCAATTAACGGGCCTAGACTTTGATTTGATGTCTTGTGAGAAAAATGAGCTATTGGCTGACATCAATAGACTAGAGTCCCTGGTGGGGGACAAAGCCGATAATGTCAGTGCCCGAAAGTCATACATGTTGGAGGAACTTGCTAGGATAAACAAGCAATATGGGGTCCCCCGCAGGAGCCCTTTGATTGATGTCCCTGTTGCCGTAGGGGTCCGGTCCAAAGTAGACAACGCAGGGTCTCTCCCTCCGGCCACTGCCCCCTCAGGCACCACCCCAATAGCAAAACCACGTTTCTTAAAAATCGACATGAAGAAAGGCGTGGTTGAACAGTCTAAGGGGCCCAAGGGTTGCCTGGCCATGGGGTCTACCGACAAGCTAATCCTAATGTGCGAAGACGGAATGCTAAAGAAGGTGCCTGCTTCCTATAAGGGGGTAATTTCCACAGGGTATTCACCTGTGGTGCTTGCAAAACCGGAAGCATACGTCTCGGGACGCAAGTATTTGGCCGTATTCATGGTTGATGGTCAACTGAGGGCTATGGCCTTGGATGGGGAAACCCTGTGTAGAACCACAAGTACAGGCAAGCAATGGTTGCCGGAAGGGGCCACCCTGACATATTTCGGAGAGAAACCATTTACCATCGAGTGGATATCCCCAAAGAAAAAACCAACAAAAATTGACCTTTCTGTAAAACTGGGGAAACCTGGTGCGAAAGGGGTTAAAATTGCAAACCTAAATGAGATTAAACTACCATGATTGAGCCTTACGTTTCTGAAGATCGCTATCAACTGTACCATGGCAATTGCCTCGATGTATTAAGAGAAATGCCTGATAGCAGTATCGATGCTATTTGTACTGATCCGCCCTATGGGCTTGCTGATCACCCGTCCAGGGAAGTTGCCGCCTGCCTCACTGCTTGGCTTGCTGGAAAGCCGTACAAGCCTAAGGGCAAGGGCTTCATGGGTAAGACATGGGACGCATGGGTGCCAGGCCCTGAGGTGTGGCGTGAATGCCTGCGGGTGCTTAAGCCCGGCGGCCACCTGCTGGCCTTTGCCGGTACGCGCAGCATGGACCTGATGAGCATGGCGGTGCGGCTGGCAGGCTTTGAATTGCGGGATTCAATTGGATGGGCGCACGACGGAGGCGGGGCGCCATTGCTGGCTTGGACCCATGGTCAAGGATTCCCGAAAAGTAGAGACATATCAAAGGCCATCGACTTAGAGGCGGGAGTGAAGGGGCATGACAGCGTGGGATTCAATGTGGCTGGTAAAACATCTGGCCTTGGCGTGATTCGGCGCCCAGAACTACGCTCAGATCACCCCGATTACGTAAAGCCGCAGGGCATCACCCCCGAAGCCCAGCAGTGGGCCGGATTTGGCACGGCTCTAAAACCCAGCTGGGAGCCCATAATCCTGGCCCGCAAGCCCATCTCAGAGGACACCGTGGCCGCGAACGTGCTAGAGCACGGCACCGGGGCTATCAACATTGATGGGTGCAGGGTGGGCGCTGAAGCGCGGCCCGTGATGGTGCGGACTGAAACCGTAGTGTCTGCAACGGCAATGAGCGGGCAAAGCACGGGGGCCACTTCAAGCGGTGAGCTGACTACTACCGGAAGATGGCCCGCCAATTTGTGCCACGACGGCAGCGACGAGGTGGTGGGGTTGTTTCCGCAGACGGGAATCAGCCGGGGAGGTAACTCAAAGCAGATCAACGCCGGGACTGGGCGCTACAACTGGAACACCGGCACCGACAGAGCCGTACCTGACGGCGTGAACCCAGGCTATGGAGACACCGGCAGCGCCGCCCGGTTCTTCTACTGCGCCAAAGCTAATAAAAAAGACAGAAACGAAGGTCTCAATGGTGAAACCAACAATCACCCTACAGTCAAACCGACAGATTTAATGCGATACTTGTGCCGCTTAATTACGCCGCCCGGTGGTACCGTACTTGACCCATTCTTAGGCTCTGGAACAACTGGAAAGGCTGCACTACTCGAAGGATTTAACTTCGTTGGCATTGAAATGGAAGAAACGTACCTAGACATCGCCCAGCAAAGAATCCAACAAGTTAGAGAAAACCAGGAGTGAAACAGGGTAAAACACAAGGGGGGTTTACTTACGGGGCCTCCCTGCTATACTAAGAGTAGATGGACCGAACTATGTCAATTGTATACCCTGTCTCTAGATTGTTAGCAAACCCCAAAATCTTCTATGCCATAGCCAACTATCTGGGTGGCTCAGACGGTGACACACTTAAAGAAGCTTTCTACTCGCTTCTGGAGTTTGATTTCACAGATCAAGAGCCCGAAGACTGCGAATTTGAACCTGAAGAAGTCATGTTTGAGTCGGAAAATGACGGAGCTATCTTCACCATCCAGCTTGACACTGGTCTAGAATCTCGCTGGGCCGTACAGGATAAAGTCAGGGCTGAAATAACCACTGATGAGGATCTAGCCAAGACTTCCGCCATTTACAGGGAATTAGTAATAGCCATCGAAGAGGCTGACCCTGATTTAGAAGGTGACATTGCCTTGTGTTCTCCGCCGACACCGGGTAATTCATTTTTGTTATCTTCTGAAGGCAAACATTTTATGGGTGATTTTCACCTATTATCAGACCCTGAAAAGAAGTTCAGCTTTATAATCCGGCCATCAGATACAACTGAACCCGGAGAACCAGAAAACAAACTAAAAGCAACCATCAAACCAATTTAACGTGAACGATTCGATCCTCAAATTAAAAACCAGCGTTCTCTCCAGTATCCGCAGTGTTGAAAAAGACTTTAATGCTCGCACCCAACTAGATAATAAGACGGCATTATCTCTTGATTATCTAAAAGAAAAAGTTACAAACCTATTCTACGAAGTGGAAGCCTACAAGGCACGGCTAGAAAGAGAAATGGGGAGGGAAAACAAGAAGCTAAAGCTTGATATTGAGGGGTTGATGAGTGAAATTCGTGAACTTAGAAGTGAAAGAGGACTGCCAGACCGGGAAGAAGAGCACGAGCCAGACCTAGAAAAGCAAATCGCAACGTCAATATCAATCTTTGAGACTATCTTAGATTTAATTTGTGGAGATTCTGATGACTATAAGCTAATGTGCTACTCGGTTTTGTTCCCCAGTGTGTATGAACGCATCAATGAGTGCCGCCCTGAGTACCTGTTTGGTGTGCTCCCTGAAGCTACCATGGATGTCATAAACGACGGTAAAAAAGAACTTGAGTCAATCCGTAAAGATTGTGATACTTACTTGACTGACGAAACTGCATGGGAGTATTATATCGACAGGGTAAGCAATTGGTGGAAGAGGGACGCCCTTATTAGACTTTTCGAAGGCAAAGATAAATCATGGGAAATCGATGAGCCATTTTCATTCTTCGAAATGAGAAAGTGGCAGCAGCACCCGGAATGCCGCCCCCATGAATTTTCAAAAATTGATGATGTATTTGACATCTACAAGAGAAATAGAAAGGATGTTTACATAAGTTCAGGTCTTCAGGATTTTGAAGTAAGTTTTCAAAAACTAAACCAATCAATTAATTTCCAACTAGATGCCGACCTAGAGGATACGGAATCAACTTGGGTAAGGGGTAAAATTGAAGAAATTGAAAGAGAAGAAGAATGGTACCACTTACAGTAGTAATGGCAAAAGCCGTAGCTGACATTATTGGGGAGGAGTCAGTAAGTGAATACGGCAACATCATAGCCAAGCCTTACATGGGGTGGAGCAACATTTACTCCGGTTACTTCTTAGGCACATCAGGCAATGGCCCCAGTGATACTCTAGGCAGGCCCGTAACATTCAGCTATTACGTCCATAGTTGGCTAGGAAATCAACCACGATGGGCGCAGCCTTCAAAACGTATATTTGGCAATGGTTTTAGTGCAATCCTTTCCCCAGTCGCCGACAGCCTAGTGCCACCACCTTTGGACTCCGTGTCCTAATGGCTAAATAGTCAAATAGCCCACAGTCAAATCAACCTAACGCCGATGAAAACTACAGCCCTTGGCTACCCGGTCTTGTCCGACGACTTGCACCTAAAGATTTTTGGATCTGATTATAGACCCGAAATGAATAGCAAGCAAAAGGACCAGGCCGTTTCCCTTTTGAGGAAATTTGGGATTGAGACCCCCGTTGATTATCCCGAAAGCATCTATGATGGCCCAATCCCCCTGCCTAGCCTAAAGGCTAACAATATCCGCGACCACTTTGAAAAGATTGCAGAAAATCAAGTTGGACGCTACAAGGAATTGGGCAATAAATTTGCCAAATGTACCCTACCAAAGATCCCGTCAATCAACGATTTAGTATTTCAACCGGGATGGACACGGTATGAGCTTATCGGGGATGGCCCCAACAAGCAATGGCAAACTAGAAAAGTACCCTA